TTCGTATAACTTCGTATAATGTATGCTATACGAAGATTCTTCATACGTAGTAGACACTCCTGTAGGATTAATCATAGTATTTTTAATAGTACCTTTCACATGTGGAGAAAGAATATTAATAGCCATTGCACTTGCTTGAGAAGGTTTCAATACTTCCATAGAACCCACAGCACCAACAGCAAGAGCACCAGCTATCATTCCTTTTGCTAATGTTTCTTTACTGATTTCTTCTTTATATTTTTGGTTAACAATATTAACCTCGTCATTTTGATTTATTTTATCTTTCATTTTTAAATACCTCCTAATAAATTAATTGGAATACTCCTATAACATGATAAATATTAATTTTTGGTTTTATCTACCAAAAGGAGTGCCATCTTTATATTCTTCCTTGGAGACTTCAATTTATTTATGGATAATTAACCCTTATTTTCAAAAAAAGACACTTTTTAAATTTCTTTATATTTTCAGTATAAAAATTTACACCCTGTATAAACTAAGAACTCATTTTTAAATGCTTTCCACACCAGTTAGCTACTATCTAGCTGGTGTCTTTTTTATGTATGCACATTTTAAGTAAGACGCGATTCAAAGTACTCAAGTTTCCCTAAATCTTTACCTTTACGAACTGTTTATCTTAACCAAATTATGATTGCAATTCATACTCAGAATTACAATCATACAATAAGGGGTTCCGTTTGTTTGATTTTGTGTTTATTCATCACTTATTTTCCTTAAATATGACCTTTAGCAAAGGACATATTTGAGATTAAAGTATGTGCTTTTTTATGTTAAAGTAAACTCAATCCATGCTACCTCTTCTTTTTTGATCCGAGAGAAGAGGTAGAGTAGTTTTTCCTTAATTCTAGAGCAGCCAATTAACCCAAAAAGTAAATTGGCTGTGCTTTTTTATTTCTGCTTCCAGCATATTAAGTACCCAATATTTTAAATTTCCCGCATGAACTTCACCTTGTTAACTACATATACGTTTCTCTACTTTTTCATATGAAAAAGAACAGCCACGCCCAAAGATACTCTTCTCATAAAGGAGTAGGTCTTAGTAATGCATTAGGACAACCGATTTCGTCCGTGTTTTACTATATGTATGTCTTAAGCATCCGATTTCCTGAATTTCCTTCATCTTAAAAGACTGCCTTTCACAGGCGGTTGGTTTATTCCTATTACAAAGTTTTTATTATATTCCCAAAAAGTGTACCTTTTGGGACTAGATAGAGATTCAGATTAAAAGATCCTGTTGCAACAAAATGAAAATGCTTGCAACAGGATCTTTTATAGAATAGTAATATTCGTGTATTTAAAAATAAGAGTTATATTCATTATTGTATATGTTTAAATTTAAACTTAAATAGTCCTCATTATTTTTATCTTTTAAACGATTATATTTATGAATTTCTTTCTCTAAAAGAGAATCTCTTTGTACAACTACTAAAGATATTCTTTTTGGAACAAAGGTTTTTATTGTTTGTTTTTTCACTTCGTTATAACCATTTTTTAATGTAACTTCTGTAGTTTCCACTTTACCTTCAATAAAACGTGCTAAAGCTGTGTGTTGTTGTGGATCCTTTACATTAATTTTCATACCATATTCAGTTGCAGTATCTAGCGTATGAGTACGTGTATGAGAATATTTAGCTCCAAGGTTAATTAATAATTTTGATAGAACATCTTTACCAGATGTAATTGCACCAGATATTTCAAAAAGTTTAGTTGTAGTCTCAATTTTTTTATTTGTAAATTTGGCGGTATGCTCTACTGTTCGTGCGAAAGGGGTCATTTCATCCACTTTAACAATCGGAGTGTCAGGATTTCTTTTGACATTAATAATTTTATATTGTCTTTTGGCTAAATGTTCACCAATTACCTCGTGACCTCCAAAAGTTTGTGCACTTATTTGAAAAGGTTTGATTACTTCAAAAGAACTGACAATACCAGTAGCAATTGCACCACATAGGGATACCTTCATTATTTTTTGTTTTAACATATACGATCACTCCTTATTGATTATTTCAAATACAAAACCTTAAATCGTAATTATTCCTATTTTAAAAATATCATTTAGATAATTTTAAAAATAGGTAAAGTATTTGGTTTAATATGTAATATTATCCAAACAGTGTTGCAAAACTAAATGAAATTGTTTTGGTTTAAAGGTTTCTTAACTTAAATGTTATTAGAGGTGAATATGAGAAGAATTCTGGGGCTCATTTTAGGGAGGAACGAACTTTGTTTAATATGGTCATGTTTTTTTCTATAATTCTATAAATTTTTCTTTTTTTGTCTACCTTTACGAACAAAAAGAGCACCCACGCCAAAGGATGCTCTTCTCAGAAAGAGATGTGTCTTAGTAACGTACCTATTAGGACAATTGCGTTTGTCCATACTTTACTATATGTATGTCTACTCCATGTGTGCATGCGAAAGAGAGCACTCCCCCAAATAAGTGCTCTCTCGTAAAAATTATCGGCAACGTTCTATATCATTGTATACTTCTCTATTCCGATTATGCCTGTAATTTGGTAAAATAAACAAAATTAATTAGATTTTTGGTAACAACCTTTATCCTTGTACATATATTATCTTGAAACCCTTCTTATCAAACTATTATTTGTTCATGACTCACTCCCATAACAATAATAGTATACTGTCCACTGTCTGTTTCGAAAAACGAGTACTCTGTCACCAGTACTCGTTTTTTTACATAATAAAAAGGTTTCTGTAACCAAAAGTAGAATATAGTATACATCCAGTTCCCAGTATAATTCTTTGTATATATGTGTTAGAGAGGCGATTTCATTCGTCTCTTTTTTGTTGCATTCGTTTTTATTGGTATAACAAACCAACAAACAACGCATATTAAGAATGGAAGAAGAACAAACGATAGTATTTGCGCATGGAAACCCACTACCTTCTGATTTTTGTTCTTCTTCCACTCAGTAATCTTATTTCTTACCGAAGGGTGAAGAATGCATCATGCAAATTTACAATCAAAATTAATTATCCCACACGTTGCATGTGCATTTTTCATTTCTTTTGAAATAAATTATATAGTCCGGTACGTGATATTTTAATATTTACTTATAAACAAAAGAACAACCGATACACTCAGTTGCCCTTCCGTTAATTCTTTATGTTATTACTATAATCCATTTTTACAAGGGTTAACATACTCAAAACTGGGTGTCAGTAAAGTGCAAGTTCTTCAACAAACTTTATCCTTCTAATTATTTCAGCATGTTTTTTGTAGACATAACTAGAGCTATAACTCAAATCCTCAGCTATTTCTTCTAGTGTCATGCCCTCCACATACTTGAGATATGCAATTTTATTTTCTAATCCTTTGAATGCACTTATTAGCCTTTTCAATTTATACATGTCATCCATTTTATTAGCTAATTCACGTTCGCGAAATGCAATACGATCTTCAAGTTTTGCTCCTTCTGAATCAGCAGTTAAACTTACTTCTTGCAAGTCACCATACACCCAACGTTTTAGTTCGCGCTTACTTCTATCCAAATCATGTTCTAGATAAGTAATTTCATCTTCTAACTTTTGATAGTCTTTTAACCATTCTAGCAATGTGTATGCCACCTCACTTATTTTAGGATGCCAGCTTGTACAAATATATTTCGCCATGCTGTTTCAACACGATATTTTTCTACTGATTTACCTCTACGAGCAATTGCTTTCCTAACTTTACGTTTTTTATGCTTTTTCATCGTTTTTCCCCCTTGTAATTTCACCTCAAACCGATGAATCATTTTATACAGTGTTATTACACGTTTTTAGACGTTCTAATGTCCACAAGACCTATTGCATTCGGAATTAATTTAAACGTTTAATTTCCTTATTATATAGAGCCGTTTTTTCGTAAGAATTAAATTTCAACGAATATGCCAAAATATTTAGAACGAAGTTTTGATTTTATGTTTTAAACTTGGCATATACGGAAATTCTCTTTCTTCTACCTCTATTTTTGACTGAATTAAAGCTTGTTCTCGGTGACGGATAAAATCTTCTTCACTTATGACGCGTTGTTTGTAAAGTGTTTTAAGCATTGACTGTTGACGATAAAATTTTCTAAGGTTTGGTGATAAAGTGGCCATTTTTATTCCCCTTTTCTACAAAATGAAATTTTTATACTAAAATCGCACATTTATTAGCATTCACCTAACGTCTCGAATTTTAGATTTTGGTTAAATATTAAATTATGATTCTTTTTTCCTCAGTCTCTTCTTGAAACCTTTTAAGCGCCTTCATCATTTCTTTAGCGATCGCAACCACTGGCAACACCGTTACTGCATTACCCATCTGTTTGATAAACTGCGCTTCAGATACAACCATATCGTATGAATCAGGAAACGCTTGCATACGAGCCCATTCTCTCGCGCTTAATTTTCGATAAATCGCTTTTTCTTCATCCACTACAATGTTTAAACGACCTGATAATTGTGCTGTTAAAGCTGCCATAATACCATCTGTACGATACACTCGATCTTGCTGATACGTTTGCGAACCGTCTACTTTACGCGGGTTAATACATATAATCCCTTTCGATTGACTAACCTTTCCTAATTTAACTTGCTCTAAAATACGCAAGCGTTTTTCTTCAGTAAAAAAGTAATGATCCTCAACATTGTCTTCCAATATATCGCCTATCTTTACAGTTCGTAAATTTGGTTGTTCTGGAAATTGAAAGTCTATATTAAAATCACTTCTTACGCCTACTACAAAATAACGCTCGCGGTTCTGTGGGACTCCCCAAAATGCTGAATTGTACAGTGTGTAGAACATTTTATATCCAGCGCGTTCGTACTCTTCTTCAACGATTCCTAGGTATGGTTTCAAATCATTCACATTCTCTGCTAAGATGAATAATGGTTTTTTATCCGCATCTATTTCTCTAAGTAATCGCATAATTTCAAAAAACATACTGGAGCGTTTCCCGTTAATTAGTCCTTCTTGCTTACGACCACAGTTACTAAGGTCTTGACAAGGAAAACCAAATGTCCAAACAGGCGCTGAAGGTAACTCTTCCGCTTCTATCGTTAATACATCTCTTTGTTCTACATGGTCACCAATGTTATGCTTATATGAATCGACAGCATGTTTATTGTTATCATAAGCCTTAACTGGTATAAACCCAGCTTCGATGAACCCATTACTAAATCCACCTGCGCCGCTGAAAAAATCAATTAAATTACCCATTGTTTACCATCTCCTACTTCCTACTAAAAATTAATGTTTGTTATTCCACTTCTATTTTTGTAATAACAAATTTGATTTTGTCAGTCTCATTTTCATCCTCACTTTCTACAAAATAGCGTTTTTGTTTAAATTCACCTTAATTCTCAACGATTTTTCTTAACATTCAAATTAATAACTGTATAATATAATTAAACTATTTGTATGAGAGGTGAGTTTTATGAAATGGAAACAAAAATACAATCCAAAGTATCTCTTTTACCGCATGTATAGTTATATTTATAAAGCCCTTGATGATATATCATGGTCCTTAAAATAATTTAGATTGTTATGAGTACACATTTGCTGTGTGCTCTTTTCACATTGCTATAAAATAACGCTTTTGTTTGGTTTTAAATACTTTCATTAATCTTATCGATAAGCTCGCTTAGCTCCGTTAATGTTTCCATGTCTGATGTATTATCTGCAATCTCTTGTAACTTTGTAGATAATGCTAATAGGAAATCAGTTGATGCATGCATCTTTTTCACTCTCCGATTCTTATAAAATTCAAATTTGGTCTTACTTTACTCCCGTAGATCCGAATCCGTTTTGGCCTCTCTGACTTTCCGATAGCTCGTCCACCTCAACAAAATGAACTGTTACCACTGGTGCTATGACGCCTTGAGCGATGCGCTCGCCTTTTCTTATGCAGTAAGTACCATTAGGACGATAATCTAAAGTAGGAATTCCTTCTCCGTTGATATCATGGAGTAAATTACATTGTCGTAAATGCAATTCATCTTCTCCTTGCGGGATATAAAGTATTGGTGCATTGAGATTCTTCATAATAACTCCTACTTCACCTCTAAAACCGCTATCTATAGTTCCAAGCGCTACATGAAGCATTGTTTTCCTTGAAATTCCGCTGCGTGGTCGTACAGTCATTTCGTAACCAGGAGGTAATTCAAACGCCAATCCGACAGGGATAACTACCGTTTCTCCTGGCAAAATCACAACATCCTCTGCTGATACAAGATCAAAACCAGCATCGAATTCTCTAGCGTATTTCGGTAACTCTACATCTTTATTAAGCTTTTTTACTTTGACTCTCAATTTCATTTATTCATCATCCTCTTTGACTATTTTATTTAACGTTGCGTATTGACCATGAAGTTCAATCGCCTTTTTATTGTAGGCTTCAGCTGCTTCGTTTTTGTTTTCAAAGTATCCCAATTTATACCTTTTGTTATCTTTGTTTATATATGCTTCCCACTTATTTCTTTCTTTTCTCCAGCTAACTCCCTTGTATCCGCTTGTACTATTGTTTTGTACCAATTTATTCATTCCGTTTTGGCTGTTATTTACAATACGTAGATTTTCTTTTTGGTTGTTAAGTCTGTTCATATCTATATGGTCGACCTGTTCACCCTTTTTCGCATTCATGATCACACGATGCATAAGTTCTATTCTTTTATTTCTACGTCTAGCTGCATACCCTGGACTTTGATAACACCAACTATTCTGCATCAATTTTTCATAGTCTTCATCATCAACCAAAGCAACATTTCCCTTTGTTAATTGGATCTCTTTCATTCCGTCCCACTCCTTATAAGTAACTTTTTATTTTGTTTTTGCGATTATTTAACTCTTCTAACCATTGGATTGTTTTCTCTTTTTCAGTTTTTAATCCCACAAGATGATATTCTAATTTACTGATTTCGCTATCTATCGTTTTAAGTTCACTTTCTAATTGGACTTCTGTTACTTTTTTCAAATGATCCCTCCTACAGTCCTAATACGTTCATGATTTCACCTTCATTGAATCCCATAATCGTTCTGCCGTTAATTCTGAACGTTGGTGCTGTATTTGATTCGTATTTATTTACACACTCGTCATAAGCCTCGATACTTTCCTCAATATTCTTTTCCACAATTTCTACTTCTACCGGACAAGAATCAAGTAACATCTTAGCCCTCATACAGTTTGGACAATTATTTTTCGTATAAACAATGATCTTAGTTGCCATTCTCTTCTGTCTCCTTCGCTTCTGCTAATAATTGAGTTACCTCATAAGTTCCATGCTCTGTATATTTCATTATTTTTCATCTCCTTTTATTAGTTCAAATAACTCTTTTTCATCCATCTCATAAAGCTGACGTCCTGTATCTTCTTCCTTATAAATCCCTTTATGTATCAAGACATCGATGTAAATTTGTTTCCTGTCCATTATTAATTCCTTATCAATTCAATTGCGTCTTCTGGTGAACGTGCAACCCCAGCAATTGCTCCATTTTTATGCATTGTTTCAATAAAATGCTTTTGATCCGGTCTTAATCTGCCTTTTTCATTTTTCACTTCAATAAAAAAGATTTTTCCATCTGATTTACGATAACCAAATAAATCACTAAATCCTTTAGGTAATCCGGTTGATACCGTTCGACCGTCTGCTGTTTTAAATGTTCCCACATTTGCCCTAAATACAATGGCATACGGATTCAATGCCAATCGAATAGCATTTTGCACATCTATTTCTTTAATAACAATCAACTCCTAATCACATTTGGACACTTTGGACGGATACTACCGTTTTTTCAAAAGCTTTATATATAATAAAATTAATTTTTTTATATACTCTTTATTCCTTTCAACTATCCAACTATCCAAAAAAGAATAAATAAAGTAATAAAAGAATAGATATATCAAGGGTTTGAGAGTTTGGACAGTTTTAACAGAACTGTCCGTAAACCTTCCTAAACTCTCCCGAAAAATCAATATCCTAATTTGAAAAAGGGCTTTTTACAATCTTCTAATAAGTCGATTCCCTTATAATGAATCGTTCCACTTTTAAACTTTAAAAATTTCTTACCCATTTCGCGACCAAATTTTGTACTACTCATCATATATTGACCGTTATCGCTCGCCCACTCCCTATATGCTTGGTAGAGGTCTTTGGCTTGTACTTCTAAATTCGTACCTCGATTACAGCATTCTTCAATAAATGCTTCTACTGCATCCATTTCTGTGCGGTACTCATCACGTTGATCCTTAATAACTTGTGGTTCAGGTAATCCGTTTTTGCGCCACTTTATATATCCTTCCACAGCCCAATGTAAAATTGCTTTTAATTCACGTCTTAGCTTATGTTTTAAACGCTTATCTACCTTTTCTTTCGGTATCTGTACTGTGAATGGAATAATCGCCATACGCCTCCAAATACCATCATCAGTGCCTCGTATAATCGGTTTATGGTTTGTTGCCATCCACAATTTGAACTGTGGCATAAAATCAAATTCATTTTCATATAAGAAACGTGCAGTTACCTTATCTCCACCTGTAAGCTGTTTAACTAATCCTTCATCTAATCGCACACCTTCGTTTGGTTCTGTGGTAGTGACTAGACGCGCTCCATCTAATCTAGCAATATCTGAATTTGCCCCAGAGCTTTGTTGTTTAACCATAATCGTTTGTGGTTGAATGTTAGTGGCGTAGTTTCCGAATATTTCGGTAATTATATCTAAAAATACTGACTTACCATTCCGGCCATTTCCATATAGAATAAACATCATTTGTTCTTCTGTAGATCCAGAAAGAGAATAACCAACTGCCCGTTGCATGTATTCAATAAGTTCCTGGTCGCCATTGAATATTTGATTTAAAAATTCAATCCATAATGGACAATCGATTTTGTCTGTATATTCAACCGAAGATATTTTTGTAAAGAACTTAGTTTTATCATGATCGTGTAGTTTTCCTGTTCGTAAATCCAAGTAACCGTTTTGAACATTAAATAAATCTGTTTCATTATCAAATTCATGTGGCTTAATAGGTAGCAAATGCTCACTCTCTTTAATCATGTTCGTTTTCCCGTTACTACCTCGTGATGATTTCAAATGTTTATTAAATGCTTTTCTTGCTTCTTCTTCATCTACACCGTCAATTACATGGAGTGGTTCGTTTTTCATCTTTTCAATTACTTTATCAACGATATTTTTAATCATCCCTTGTTGGTCAATCAACCATATCTTACCGTCATAAAAGTACCAATTCTTACGGATGTAGCTATATCGAATAACCTCGCCATATGCATCTGTAAATCGCTTTGCATTACCTGTATCATCGTAACTATAAAATTTCTTTTCAATTGTTTTTACATCATCTTCAAGTACATATAAGTTAAATTCTTCATCACGCTCTCTTGGAATAAAAACGTTTGTACAATCAGAAATTGCTTTATTTAATGTTTCAGCACCGTATGTGGAATTGTTTTGTTTTCTATCCCATTTTTCACGATAAAGAGAAGAATTTCGGAAAATACTATCCATCTTATTGAAATCACGGTTTGTCCAAAAGGCTAAATCATTTGCAAAAGCCATATCCGCTTCTGATTGTGAGTTATAAAATTGTTCCCATCCACCACTCATAAATAATTTGAAACGCATTCCATTTTTACTGTTACAAGCAATCTGAATAATTTCCGCTTCTGGAATATCTACACCTTGGGGTGTACTATGCGAAACATTACTTTCGGACACTTCACTTTTTGCAATATATTTATTGTGGAGGTAGCCTATTCTTCCATAATCATCATCTTCAACTCTTGTATAATTACCGACAATATTTCCTGTTGTTACGAAAAAACGCCCTCTATCGTACATTTCGACATTCCCTTTGCGTCTACCACCTTTAGGCAAATCACCTTTAGCGATAATATGAATGCCATTTCCACTCACCGAGTATTCTGTATAACTACACATCATTTCAATAAATTCAGATACAACATTGTCCTCATGATCTCCTGATTGATAACGTTCAATTTCCTCACGCACATTATCAATATCAATTCCAAAGTACGGTGGTTTAAAGTAAAACCCTACACCATCGCAATTAAATGTATTGATAGCAGCCATGGCGACTTCAAAAGTCGCCCATGTGCTTTCATCGTTTGATTTACCTAACCCTCCAGTATTAGCATCTATAGGAATTTTAGTCATTTTCTCTCCGCGTTGTTGCAACTTAAAACAGCACCATTGCTTTAGTTCTTGTAATTCTTCTGGTATTGCTCCATACATGTTTTAACCCCCTTAGAACGGAAGATCCTTATCCTTGATTGTCATTCCACTTTGCTGCATTTCGGAAAACGTTTGATTTTTACTATCCCTCTTAAAAGCATGATTTAAAGGACCTGTAACTTTTGATGGAGACCAATTTTTCACGTTTGTATTGTCATATGTTTTTCCGTTGTATTCAGATTGTTCATTTTTCACAGTTACCATTACAGTTTTTAATTTGAAGTCATTCAATAATTCTTCTAATGATTTATAACTTTTACCATTTTGTAACTGGCACGATTTACCGATTGTATTAAAAGTTTTCATATTGTATTTCCCAGTATCTTTCGCTTTCCAAACACGATGGAAGATATGACAATTTTTATAAGCCTGTTCTACATCATTACGAATAATTAAATCGAATTGGATAAACTCAGCTCCGCCTGGTGTAGCATCTTCATTACATTGATTAATGACTACCTCATAATTACCATCTGCGATACGTCCGTTACTTTCAAATACCTCATTAAAATCTAAAGTGAATCCCATGTTCATTCTCCATTCTGTTTTTTATTTTAAATAAATCCTAATAGTTTCCCTTGATGGTACGCCCATCCCCGTTTATAGTTACGTGAATTCGCTAATTCATATAGTTCTTTCATATCCTTGCAATCCTTCGGTTCTCTAAAATCAAGTGTTATATGAATATCTTCTTTTGTGATTTCTTCAAGTGTTGCGGTTTTATCTACTTCGTATTCTGTTACAGGTTTTATTTCTGGTTTGTACCCACATTCAGGACATTTTTTTTCACTTGATGGGTAAACCGCAAAACAATTTCCACATTGTTTTATTTTTATTTCTGATTCAGTGGATGATGTTTTTTTGCTCGATAAGCTCCAATGCCTCTTTTGGTCTGGTAATCCAAACCTTCTTACATTATCTACATGATCTATAATGATTGATGTTTTATTAGGCTTGTACCTCATTCCTCGCATGCTTTGCTGAATATAGAGGGAAAAAGGGATTGTGTCGGTCTAAGCATGATAACTGTAGAGCAGTCTGGTACGTCAAAACCTTCCCCTATCAAGTCCACATTTGTTAACACTTTGATTTCTTTATTACGAAATTTTGTAATGACTTCTTCTCGTTCTAGCTTTGGTGTTTTCGCATCAATATGTTCTGATACAATGCCATAATTCAAAAATTCTTGTTTTACCATTTTGCTAGATTCGATATTGTGGCAATAACATATAGCTTGCTCTCCTGATGCTAATTTTTGATAATGTTCAACCACATCACCGTAAATCGTTTTACTTTCCATCGCTTTATCAATCGAGCTACTTGAAAATTCATGAAGATTATTCAATTTAAGTAAAGATGTATCTATCAATTTTGGCGCATAATATTTGTATGGAGATAAAAAACCATTTTCAATGAGCCATCCGGCATCAACTTCTTCAATGAGAATATCGTTTATGTCTCCTAATCCACTCCCATTCAACCGAATCGGTGTGGCGGTAAAACTAAGCCGTAATACGTCATTGAAGTAGTCATAAATCTTACGATAAGAAGCAGCTAAACCATGATGCGATTCATCTGTAATAATTAATGAAGGTTTTGTAGTTTTATCTAATCGCCTTACTACTGTTTGAACCATTCCAAATTCTACAAAGTCCATATTCACTTCATTTTTTATAAATGTGTTCCGAATTTGATCAATCAATTCTCTCCTGTGGACTAAAAATAAAACTTGTTTTCCGTTATTCGTTGTCATTCTAGCGATATCTGAAATAATGACTGACTTACCAGCACCACATGGAGCAACAACGCAAGGAGATTTAAACCCTTCCATATAAGCTTTTCTTGTATTCTCAACTAATTTATTTTGATAATCATGTAGCTGAAACATCGGAATGTAACAGCTCGCTTTGTATGCACCCTAAGCGTTTATCTAAATGATTCTTAGCAAACACACTTTGATTACCTTCTAAAACAAATCCTCTTGTACCATCTGCCTTTTTAACCAATTGACCGACAACATGAACAATTCCCATAATGTGATTTACGATCTTATCTCGAATATCCGGAATGAATTGTGTGTATTGCTGTCCATCATCATGAGTAATATTTCTTGTTGTTTCCCAAGCTGTGAAAATAACATTTGCATCTAATGAATTAAATGTTTCTACTAATTTCAAAAGATGATTATCTAGTAAAGCGTAGTCTTTTAATTCCGGCATACCACTTTTAGTATTTTCACCTTTTTTAAGAAGCCATAGCTTTTGGTAATGTGTTAAATTATCGATAAAGATATTGTCATACTTACCGATGTTCGCTTTTGCGATTCCGTAAAATTGTAGAATGCTATCATGTGGATTTTCACCATCAATTTTAGCTACATCTACATTTTCGTATCCCTCTAAAACTTGGCTTGTCCCATCAATATCCAGGACTAATGTTTTACCTGGTAACAACCCCGCAACCGTTGTTTTACCATTGCCTGGTTTTGAATAGATAATAATTTTTGCCTTTTTACTTTTGGTAATGGCAGCACCGTTTGTAATTTCCAATTAATCCACCTCTACTCTTCCTAATAAATGATCTGTTGATACACCTAAAGCTGTTGCTAAATCGCTTAATACATAAATGGTTGGTCTAGAATCCCCAATTTCATAATTCGAAATTGTACATCTATCTTTATTAATCTTTTCTGCTAATTCCTGTTGAGTAAGGTCTTTCTTTTTTCTTATCTCTCTAAGTCTTGCAGGAAACATATTTATACCTCCACACTATAAGAAATAGATTCAGGCTTAATAATTACCCCTGGAACGATTTGTCCATCTTCATCAACAATTACTTTTTCACCGCTGATTTCCACAATCTTGATTTTCTTTTTGAAGTCAGCCCATTTAACTTCTGTTTTTAAACAATCATCCAGTTCATTTTCGATAGCGTATTGAAGCAATGTTTCTTTATCGCTTTGTTCCGGAGCTGCCTTACTTGTACGAGTTTTTGATTTGCCGTAAGGTGTACTAATTGTTTTCTGTTTTGGATCAGCTGCAAGTTGCTCTGCATGGTAACGTTGAATATGAGTTTCAAAGAATGAAATACTACTGTGGAGGGGTTTCAGTTCGTTTTGTTCCCATTCGTTAATACGATCACGTTCAACATTTGCTAATGTTGTGATTTCCTTTTGTTTTGCTTTAAGTGCTGAAATTTTACGGAATGCCCAATTTAAACCGTTTATATCAGTAATTTCAAATTGTTGCTCCGCTGCTTGCAATTCATGAACTTCCACTAATTCAATTTGTTGTAATGAGTTCATCAATATAACCCCCAATTTTATTTTTCATTCTTTCTGAATCGTAAAGAGAGTAATAGATTACATTTTCATTTATAAATGACACTTCATACGGATAATCCTTTGATTCGCGAGGTGTTATTAATGGTTTAGTTTTAGATTCAAATAGCAATGGCTCAAATACTTCATGTGTAAGATGTACTTCTCTACCACGAACACTGATAATTCCATGTTCATTTTTCGCTTCTCTTATAGCTTGTACAGCTTTACTCACTTCTTTAATGTTCATTAGCAGTTCACTCCTTTACATGAGATAAATTCGTGCTATAATAACGTTGAAAATTTATTTTCTTAGATCACCTGTTGGCGCAGGTGGTTTTTATTTCTGCTAATCATTAATCTTGATTTCTTACGATTCGGATTAATCTTATCGAAAGCTTTGTTTTTAATTCTGCTAACTGTTGAATGGTCTACACAAAGTTTTAACCCTATTTCTTTATCCGTATATCCATAGGATTTTCGTATTAATACAAATTTTTCTTTTTCATTTAAAACACTTAATGTTTCCTCGAATTCAATTGATTTAATTACGTCTTCTTCCACATTTATTGGAGCTACTGCAAAGAAATCATTCGTCTCCTCATCTTCACGCTTTAAATCGATAGAGTGAATATTAATTAGATTTCTTTCTTCAACACTTGTATACCGACTTAACTTAAAAGGCGTTCCTTTAACGTGAATTACTTCGCTTATATACCATCTCAATGTTTTGATTACATAAGTATTGAATGATATAGCTCTACTTGAATCGTATTTCAAACACAATTCCCATAACTTTATTCGACCTTCTTGGATTAAGTCATCAAACTCCATGTTATTGCTTTCCGCAACTTTAATTGCATTTTCATAGCTGCCAAATTGTTTTTCAATCGCTGTAAGCACCAAATGATCTTTCTTCACAAACAACTCTTCAGGTGTCATTCTCTTTTACCTTCCCTTCATTATTTTTCTAAAAGCCTTTTAATTGGTTTATCTAATAAAGCTGCAAGTGACATTACCACGCAAATCGTTAACGCTACGATGAATAATGACATTGTACTTTCTTCCATCGTCCTAACACTCACCTTTCTTCTTAAAGTGATCGAGTTTCTTCCACGTCAAATCTTTTAGTAATTTCTTATGCTTCTCTACTAAGCCATTCGGAATATCGTCGATTGATTTCAGCCCTAGATGCGCTTTTAGATATGATGTGACATGACGCATCACTCCTGTAACTTCTTTCTTCATTAAGGTTTGCACATGGCGCTCCAAGTCGGATTTTGTACCTTCCATTGCTTCAATTGTAAGCTGTACTTTATTGCCTACGAATTCCTTCGCCTTCGCATGGCGTTCTTGCTGTAGTTGGTCTCTTACGATTTTAGAGGCCACATTCTCCAACTGTGATTGTGTAAGGCGACTGTCGAAGCTCTCAACGGATTCGCCAAGATTCCCTAAACTTCGATCCATCTTTGTTAACTTGTTGTTTTGATTCGCAAATTGAGCTTGTACTAAGGCGATTAGCTTTTCAAGCGCTTTATCATCCGTGCGTTTAATGACTAAATCTCCTGACTCATTCAGCGTGATTGGCAATTGTGTAATATTCTCCATGTTCCATCCTCCAATTAGTTAATTTTTCTACCAGTCTTCGCTATTTTTAAATCGTTAATAAACTCCTGAAACGCTTCGATACGTGAGTCCAACAATTCTTTCGTAGCATCACTTGCAGTAGCAATTGATCCACGCATAAGTGATGAAACTACCGCATCTCTTAGGAATTCATCCATATAGGCAATCAAATTATGGACGTTTTTGTTTGCTATGTAATTCATGGAAGATTCTTCGAGTTGTATGTCATCCACATCTTTTGATAAGGCGTCCGCTTTTTGTTTGTAGAAATCAGCTGTATCCTTGAGTTCTACATTTTCATTTCTTAATTCATTTATAATGTTAATATGTTTTTCGGATTCGATTTCTACCTCTTTCACAACTTCTCGTTCCACAATCTGTGGTTCTTGTTGTTCAATTTCTTCTAGCTGCTTTCGTGTAAGTTGTTCGGATTTACGAGCTTGCGTTGCTTCTTGCTGTGCGAGTTTCGCTTTCTCTTGTGCTTGTTGAAGGAGCTTGTCTTTTTCTTTAAGAGACTTTTTCACTTCCCGAAGTTCACGTACCGTCATAGCGTCTACTGTCTTCTCTTCTCCTGTGGAAGGAATAGTGTGTGGTTCTTCGATGAATCGTTGGCGATCTATTTCTAAAGGTAATTGGATTAATTCAAAAATCTTACTCGTTTGTAACGACGTCGTTACATTTTGAAATTGTTCGTAGGCTTGAATAAAACGATTAGCTTGCATGCGACTGAAATTACAACGTTTTTCTATCCAATCTATCCACTCACCATGCACTAAATCATTTTCCTTAACATGTTTCAACCGCTTCCCAATCTCGAATATCGACTGCCCTGCGATTTGTTGATAGCTTTTTATTTCCGCGGTAATTACATTGATGTCAGTTGATAAGTTCATGATTTCATTCAATTATTTTTCCTATCCTTTCTTTTAAACATTGTGCTTACTGTTTACTTATCCCATCAGTATTCCAAACTACTTTTCCAATTGCCTCAAAATCGTTTCTAAATGTTTTGAATTCCTCAGCTGTAAAATTAGCTTTATCACCTGATTTAAAAACCAACGTTACTTCCTTCAATTAATTTACCTCCCTTCGAGATAAAACCTTACGGTTCATTTCTCTTAGCTGACACTTTGCTTCTAATTCAGTAATAAGTAATAAGTAATAAGTAATAAGTAATAACACTGGACTCTTTTTCATTTCTGCACATCTTTTCATAACTTCCGATGCTTTCATTAATTTACTTGCGGATAATACAATATTCATATCCCTTCACCTTCTCTCTATACAATCCATTATTTTTTGCTAAATCCCCAGATTTCTTCTTATAATTCATCATAAAATGTATTAAGAAACTCTTTCATTTCTTTCGCTTTAAATAACCATCGACTATTCTTTTGTTTAGCAAATATTTGTACTCTGGAATCACAAACGACATATTCCATTAACCAGTCATAACTTCGACTTGTTTCATATTGAAGTCTTTTCATATCCCACCAAGTACCAACACCCATATCCGCCAATCTTTCATTAACCTGACGAGATACTTCTTTTTGTAAGTAAGTTTCATCAATCACAACTTGCACAGTTGCTGTCATTTACAAATTCCCTCGCTTTCCAACATTCGATTTATTTTTTCTCTTACTTTTTTCCCTTCTCTTTTACCGTGTAAAATATCAGAGAGATATGGACCAGAAACGTTAAGTATCTTTGCTAATTCTCCTTGTTTCATTTCATTAACAAATAGCCATATTTTCACTTTCTTTCCAAATGCTTTATCCATACCCACACCTCCTTCTATACATTTAGCTAATTTTTTAGCTTTCTATTGACTATTTCTATCCAATTAGATAAAATTAGAGCATAGCTAAATAAACCGAATTAAATTGCCTTTAAACGTTGAGGGACGTGCTATACAGGCTTAATTTGTAATGGTTTCGCGGCTAAATAATTAGCTTATGAACATAGTTTAATATCCAATCGGATAAAAGTCAATACTTTTCTATCCAATCGGATATAAAAGGTGTTCGTAGCTTTGATAAGGGTGGTTAATGTGTCTACATTCAACATAATTAAAGAGCTTGCGAACAAGAAAGGAATATCACTATCTGATTTAGCGAAGGAGCTAAACATGGGAGAAAATTCACTTTATAAGTGGAAAACGCAAAAACCTGCTATTGATAAACTTCAACTAGTAGCAGATTATTTCAACGTAAGCGTTGACTACTTATTAGGTAGAACTAACAAAGAGTATTGGGAACTTACAGAAAAGGACGAAAAAGATATACAAAAGAAATTAGAAGAATTAATAGAAGATATGAGTAAATCGGATGCTCTTGCTTTCTCTAAAGACTCTGAACCTATGTCAGAGGAAACTAGACAATTATTGATTGTCTCATTAGAAAATTCTCTTAGATTAGGAAAGCAAATGGCTAAAAAGAAATTTACACCTAAAAAATACAGAAACGAAGAGTGATTGGAGTGGATCTTGTTGGTCTCAAAACAGCAAATCAATTTAAAAATAGACGAACTACTTAGACGATACAATACCAGAGATCCATACCTTATTGCCGAAGAAAAAGGAATTATTATCATCACAGAAGACTTAGGAGATATTTTTGGATACTATCACAAAATATCTCGTATCCATTTTATTCATATAAACGAACGACTTTCATATCAAAATCAAATATTTACCTGTTTTCACGAATTAGGGCATGCTATCTTTCATCCAAATGAAAATACACCTAAATTATCTACGGTATCGCTTTGTTCTGAAATTCGTATAGAAGCCGAAGCAAATTATTTTGCGACAAGATTTCTTATAGATGGAAGTCACCATGATTACTGCATACAAACCAAACAAGAATTATTACAGTATTACGGGATACCTAAGCAAATGGAAAGATTCATTTGAAATCCGCTATATATTTTTACACCTAAAAAACAAACATTCTTTAAAAATAGAATGGAGTGACTACGATGGCTAGTTTTAGAAAACGTAAAGACAAATGGGAATATAGGATTAGATACAAAGAAATGGGCAAATACAAAGAAACCTCTAAAGGTGGATTTAAAACAAAAAAAGAAGCTCAATTAGCTGCTGCTAAAGTAGAAGAAAAATTAGCAAACGGAGTGGACGTAAACAGTCATAATATAACATTTTATGACTATATGTATGAATGGTTAGATACTTATAAAAAAGGAAATATCTCTGAACGAACATATACCAATTACGAAAAAAATATTCGATTGTTCATATTACCTGCATTTGGTGATGTGAAATTAAAAGATTTAACTCGTGTTAAATATCAAAAATTTATAAATGACCTTCTAAAGACACGTAGTAAGAAAACCGTAGCACAGATTAACGCTACAATGCACAATGCATTAGAAATAGCAGTTTATGAACTTGAAATTCTCACTAAAAATCCTACAAACAAAATTAGTATTAAAGAACATCAAGTAATCGACAAACGATCAGAAATTAAATGTTATGACATAGATGAATTAAAATCATTCTTGAATTATGTTTTGAATGAACAAGCTACTTTTAAATACTATTCTCTGTTTATGTTTTTGTCGAGGACTGGTCTACGAATTGGAGAATGCCTTGCTTTACAATGGGATGATATAGAACTTGATAAAAAACAGGTCTTTATCAACAAAACATTAATTACCACTCAAAGAAACCAGCCTATTAAATTCGGACCACCTAAAAATAAAAGTAGTATCAGAATACTTACTCTAGATGATTCTACTTTAGCACTTTTAAAGCAGGTGAAAATAGAACAAGCTAAGAATACTTTAAGAAATGGAAAATATTATAAGGATTATAACTTTGTATTTACCAACGAAGATAACTCTTGTATGTTGCGAGCCACAGCGTTAGTGTTTTTAAAAGAAACATGCATAAAGGGTAGATTCGAATTTATTAAATTGCATGGATTCAGGCATACTCATGCTGTACATTTGCTACAAAGTGGAGCGAATATAAAATATGTTTCTGAACGTCTGGGGCACTCCACCATCAACATGACAGCAGATGTTTATCTTCATGTAACACAATCGATGGAAGTAACCGCAGTAAATCAATACGATGAATTTTTGAAATAA